TCTTAAAAAGCTCCCCCAGGGCTAGGGCTACTAAACCCCAGGGGATTATTAATTAACGGGTTTTATTAGGTCTTTTTGAACTTGTAGATTCCGTTAGGCATTTTGGCTAATGTTGCCATGTAGCCGTAAATTGCTACCTGTACTTGTAGGTTTGATACTACGTTTACAGACATGAAGTTTTGTGCTGAGCGATATACAGTGAATGCTTCTGGTGCAAGGATAATCGCTGAATCATCATCGAATGTCGATGCAGTGAAGTTCTTGTCTACGTATAGATCAAGTCCTAATACATTTCCACGAATAGATCCTGTTGATACCTGTCCAGCTGCGTTCATTGGCTGCAAAGCAGTAAACACTGGGCGCTTAGTGGTGTCTTGAGCAGAAATTAATGCACCCCATTGTGCTGGGTTAGCAATGTAATTCTGTGCAAAATAGCCAGTGTTCTTGTAAATGTTTTCTGCTGATTCTGCTGCGAAGTCGATGATTCCATCTAGGTCTGCTGTTGTATTTGTTGCGTTAGCGGATGCTTGGATCAATGCTGCAAGTACAGTTTGATCTAGGCGCTTCAAATATGCATATTCAAGCTGCTTGGTCAATTCCGCATAAAAATTCGGATCCGATCTCTCAAGGAGCTCGACACTTAATGTGTTCATACCTGAGTACTTAGATACGTTAGCTGTTAGGTATTGGGTTTCCATACCTGTATTCTGTACTGCTCCAGCCTCTGCTTCTACAGTTACTTCTGGTGCTACACCACTTCCGCCACCAACGGATGTAACCAAAGATGGCACTGAAATTGTCATACCTGAAGTTGGTAGTGTGCCTTGTGAACATGCATCAATAGCAGGTGTACCAAAACGTGTGTTTGTTACAAACTCACTTAGGTATTGTGTTGGATTAAATGCAGGGTTAGTTGCAAATGAATCATCGGCTGCGGCTACGTATAGTTTTGAATCATCGTTGCCTAGAGCAGCCTTAATCTTGTGCTCTGTATATGCAGCCATAGAAGTAATTGGCGTACGTATAGTTGTTTGAATTAGTGGTGCTGTAATTGTTGGGCGAGCAGCTTCTACTGTAGGAGTAGCAGCCTCTGCCTTTGCTTCTTGTGGCGCTGTTGCTAAATCTTCCACAGGAGCCTCGCTTTCTGTTGTTTGGTTTGTGTCCTCTGCTTCGTTTTCACTAGCAGCAACTTTAGTTACTTGCGCAGCTGTAAACGCTGGGCTTTCTACCAGGCTAACCTCTCTTAGTGTTGCACTGGTTACATATAAATAATCTTTTTTCTGTATAGATTTGTTTACATCTACACCGACAGACAAGCCATCAATTAATTGCTCGCCAGCAAGAATTAAAGCATCTTGACCTTGCATAGATGAGCTGATCTTAAATGATGCGTAAATTCCATCTTGTTCTTCATTAAATTTTTGCATACGACCTATTGGGCGCTCTGGTGCATGTTGCATAAGCATCTTTACCTTGCCAGGATCGCCTATTGCGATTGATCCTTTAGCAAATACGACCTTACCAACGGAAGTATTGCCTACCTCTTCAAAAGGTACGATCTTGCCAGCGATAACCCTGCGCTCTGTATCGGCAGCTTCTATGTGGCTACTGAATGTAAGTTTCATCTTCTGTTTCTCTTCCGTTAGGTGTCATTTGTTCCATTTCCTTTGCTTCTTCCACATCAATTAAACCTAGATTAATCATTTTTTCTAATGCCTCTAGGCGCTTCATTGTGTCAGCTCTTAGGAAAGATTCTTCTATAGCAAACTTAACTACATGCCCACGTGGAGTAATATCATCCATGCTTAAACGATCTTCAATAGCACAAATAAACGGCTGTAGTGAATAGGCTACAAACTCTTTGCGACCATCAATAATATTTTGGTAAGTCATGCTGTTATTCATATCGGCACTTATGTAATATGCAGGTACGTTCATAGCACGTGCAATTTGTGTGGCTAAATATTGTTGCGCTTCGTTATACATCATGTCTTTAGGACTAAATCCTGTAGTTTCATAAGATAACGTAGATGTTAAATATGCTGTAGATCTATTTAGACGGCTTTGTTTCCATTGTGCTAATAATCCAGATACTTGTTGCTCTGGTAAATCTGCGCCAGTGTTTTTAATGTATCCACTTGGCATTGGTGTTTGTGCAGATACAGCTGCGGCTTTCTCAATATCTAAAGCGCTTTGAATTGTACGTGCTGCGGTTTGTAATACACCTTGTGTTAGTCCTTGGAATGTAATAAGAGAACCGATACCAGACATAGGTGCTCTAACGCCATCAACAAAATATTCTTCTACTTCTGTGCCAAACTTATTTGTAGTAAATGTAACTCTGTTATTAGCAATCCACTCAAATCTTGATGGTCGTAGGTCGTCCGCAAAAAGTTCGGTACAACGCCAATAAGCGATTCCGTAAAATAAAAGACTATCGACAGTCCACGATATGGTGACGGATCTTGGTTGCCGATAGTCTGGTTGATCGAGCCATAGAGGGTTCCCCAACTCCTCACCATTTGACTTTTTGTAAAGCTTCAATGGCAAGTAGGAAACTACACCAGCTATAAGATTTCTGCAACGTGAAACGGCAGGTACTTGCATAGCAAAATTGCGATCTAATCCACCAGGGAAATTACCAACACCTGTAGTAAATGAACCATAGCCATAGGCTGTGTCCATAATGGCAGGGGCGTATTGCGCTTGTACGGATTCAGTTTTTTTATTTATACCCAAAGCAGACAATAGACCCATAGATATACTTTATACCATAAAACGGACTAATGGTGCAAGTTAGACAAAGATTTGGGCTGTTTTTTGTGGCTTTGTTAATTCTGATACGACCATAGCTAAAGATATTGCAGCTGTAACGTCACCAGCCGACTTACGCCTAATAATACGCCAGCCAGCATCATTTGTTTTAGCAGCACAGTTATTTAGGTGCTGTACTAGGTCTGCTTGACCACTGTGAACCACACGATTATTTGCTAAGCCATCTGCCAGATCAGAACATGCCTGGTAAAAGGCTTGGCCAGATACATCTTGCATACGCCATCCGCTTTGTTCTAATTTTGTGGCTATTGTTTGCGTGGCGTACTTGTCAAAACATATTACATGTGGGTGGTACTTTCTTGCCCACTCATTTACATCACTTGCCATCTTAACTTCATCTATTGCTATATCGCTATGCCAAAGTTGTGCAAGTCCTACAGCTACCTTGCCATCTTTTATCTGACCCATAACTAAAGCGCCAGATCTTCTAGTAGGTGCAATATCAAAGGCCATTATAGTCTGAGGGCCGACAGGGATTTCTAGCGTACTATCACTACATGCTTCAATAGATCCATAAACCCACGGACTTTGTGTGCTATCTACCCACTGACATAACATCTCAGTACGTGTAGCCTCTATGCTGTTAGTGCTAACTGATTCTTCTAATGTTTGCTCAGTTATTAGATGACCTAATGCTGGATTAGCCATAGCCCAGGCTTTCTTATCATGTATTTTGCAATGTTGCGGTGCGCTATATTCGTAATAGCCTAGATTCTCTGGTGGATAAGATTTGCAACGCTCTACTAGATCATTTAGCACTGTACTAAAGCCATCACCTGCGTTACTTGTCATTAAAGTCATTGAGTTAGGCCTTGCACGTGTTACTGGCAATGCAGCTGTAAAGGCTTCCTCTGACCACTCACGTAATTCATCAATGTATAAGAAATCTGCGGTCTTACCACGGGGCGCATCTCTTGTAGCTGCGGCTATCTCATACCTAGCACCATTAAGTAAGCTAATAGATTCTTGACCATTAGCCAGACGTATTTGTCTTACTTGATCTTTTAGAAATTGGTTATCTTCTATCGTGTATGCAACCTGCCTAAATGTATCTAATGCCATATTTCTATTAGAAGACATGCCTAGTACGTTTTTAGAACCCCATAAAAATAGATGGCTTAATATGAGCATACGTGCTAAGTGTGTTTTGCCATTTTGACGTGCTACCAACACTAAAGCTGTCTTTTTGCGCCAGTTATCGGATTCATCTATAGATAAAAGATCCTGCAATACAAAACGTTGCCAGGGTATTAAAGGTAAACCTATTTTCTCAGCTAGATTCGCAACTTCATCTACTTTGCTGTTGCCTTTTAGTAAAGGCGTATGGATTCTAGGCTCGGTGCTGCCAATTAGCCCGACCCCTCGTTTAATCTGGCTTGATTCGGTATTAGTTTGCATCAAAGTTTAGTGTATCTGGTTTATTAAAAGGTGAGTCTGGCACTGTGCTGGTGGTCTCAGGGAGAGAAGGTTTCAG